GTAGTGGAGCTACCTACACCAACCGAGTAACCATGATAAAATAGAGTAGCCCTTCTACCTAGGATATCAATGGCAATCAATTTTCCGGATTCACCCTCTGTAAATGATGTATTTACAGTAGGTAGCGCTGCCTGGATTTGGACTGGCGTTGTCTGGAAGACTACTGGACTTGAGTATGCTAATGGCCCTACAGGTCCTACTGGATCTCAAGGTAGCCAAGGAGTAACTGGCCCTTCTGGAGCTGACTCATTTGTAACTGGACCAACTGGAGCTGCTGGCACAAATGGCACAAATGGTCAAGATGGTGCAACTGGCCCAACTGGTACACAAGGCGCAACAGGTCCAACTGGTGATCAAGGCATTCAGGGAATCCAGGGAACTACTGGCCCAACCGGCATTCAGGGAGCAACTGGCCCAACTGGTGCAACTGGTGAGTACGGACTAACCGGCCTTCAAGGTGCAACTGGACCAACCGGAGCTGACTCTAACGTAACTGGACCTACTGGTTCAACTGGTGCAACTGGTGCAACAGGTGCAGACGGATATGTTGGTGCGGATGGTGCAACCGGACCTACTGGTGCAACTGGTGCTACTGGTGCTATAGGTGCAACTGGGCCAACTGGAGCACAAGGCATTCAAGGTGTAACAGGTGCAACAGGATCACAGGGAATCCAAGGTGCAACAGGTGCAACTGGTGCAACAGGTGCAGACGGATATGTTGGTGCGGATGGTGCAACCGGACCGACAGGCGCTACGGGACCGCAGGGTACAGACATCCACTTCATTGGGTCCGTGTCTACTGTAGGCGCACTACCGAGCACTGGTAACTCGAATAATGATGCCTATATTGTTGATTCTGATGGCAACCTTTATGTTTGGAATGGTTCAAGCTGGACTGACGCTGGTCAGATTGTTGGCCCCCAAGGTGCAACTGGTGCTCAGGGAGCCACTGGACCTGCAGGCCCTGGCGTTGCAACTGGCGGTTCTACTGGACAGTTCCTTGCCAAGGTTGATGGTACTGACTACAACACAACTTGGACTTCTACCGCACCTTCAGCTGGCTATACGTCAGTTATCAAGCATGAGGTGAAACTTGGTGAAGCAATTGCTAAGGGTCAGGCTGTTTACGTAAGTTCCTCTAACGGAACTAACATGATTGTTTCTAAGGCTTCGAATGCCGCTGAGACTACTTCATCTAAGACTATGGGCTTGCTTGAGTCTGGTGGTTCAACTAATGCTTTTGTAAATGTAATTACTGAAGGTTTACTTACTGGTTTAGATACTGGAAGTGCTACTGCTGGTGATGCTGTTTGGTTGGGCACTGCAGGTGACCTTATCTTCTGGCATTACGGCGGTTCGACTACTAAGCCTTCTGCGCCAGCGCACTTGGTGTTTATTGGTATTGTTACCCGTGCACATGCAACTAATGGTGAAATTTTTGTCAAGGTTCAGAACGGTTTCGAGGTTGACGAGCTTCATGATGTAGCGATTACATCAAAAACAGATGGCGACGTTCTACGCTACGATTCAGCAACTGGTTTATGGAAGAACTCTCAGGTAGTTGGACCTACTGGTGCAACAGGTGCAACGGGTGCAGCCTCTACTGTTGCAGGACCTACTGGGTCTCAGGGTATCCAGGGTGCAACTGGTGCTACTGGTGCAACAGGCCCTACCGGAGCTGCTTCAACCGTTACAGGACCTACAGGATCGGCAGGTGCAACCGGTGCAACTGGTGCAAAGGGTACCTACACGGTTTCAGATACCTCACCACCATCTCCAGTCCTCGGAGACATGTGGTTTAACTCAGCCGAGGGCATCATCTATGTCTACTACAGTGACTTCTGGGTAGAAGCAGATGCAAATATTGCAGGCCCAACTGGCCCAACTGGTGCGCAAGGTGTTCAGGGTGCAACAGGTCCAACTGGTGCAGATGGTGTTTATACCGTTTCTGCCACCGCACCATCGGACCCAGCCGAAGGCGACACTTGGTTTGACTCTACCGACGGAACTATGTACCTATGGTACGGAACTGCTTGGGTCGAGACAACTTCAAACATCAGTGCGCCCGGGGCAACAGGGCCTACTGGAACTGGACGCTACGCAGCAACATCTACTGCACCAACCAACCCAGCTATCGGCGAGACCTGGTTCGACACTAATACTAGCCAGATGTTTATTTGGTACGATGGCTATTGGGTCGAAACTTCATCTAACATCAACGGCCCAACTGGACCTCTAGGACCTACCGGTCCGATTGGTGTAACAGGGCCAAGCGTTACCGGACCAACTGGACCAACCGGTCCGACAGGCCCGACGGGAGCAGCGTCTCAGGTCACCGGCCCAACTGGAACTACAGGACCTACCGGTCCATACCTTTTCTCGACAATCACAGACGTAGCTGGGACTTACTCGACTATTTCCGCAAATGCCGGAACTGTTCTACGCTCTACCTCAGCTACGGCGTACACCATTACTGTTGATAATAATCTTGTAGCCGGACAGCAGATTGACGTAATTCAGTATGGAGCTGGCCAAATCACATTCGTAGCAGGCACTGGGGTAACTCTAAACTCAGCTGCAAGCAAGTTTAAAACCAACGTTCAGTATTCACCGGCAACTATTATGTGCGTGGCTTCTGGGCTATATGTCTTGCTAGGTGATCTAGTCGTATGAGCCCTTTTATGGTTGGAACTACAGGCAGTCACAAAACTAAAGCTATGGTGTCCGGTGGAACGCTTTACTCAGATGCAACTTACTACTATCGAACTTTTTACGGAAGCAGCGATCTAGTTGTTTCAGTTCTTCCAGTAACCGTAGAGGTACTCATTCATGGGGGCGGCGGCGGCGGTGGAGGTAACATTGGAACTGGTGGCGCAGCAGGCGGAGTCTCTTATTTTTCTGGCAAAGTTCTAACTGTCGGGACGTATAGTCTTGTAGTCGGCGGCGGCGGGGTTGGGTCCAAAAACAGTAATGGATTCTCCGGTGCTTCAGGGTCAACTTCGTCTTTTCCGGGTACTGGTTCCGCTGGTGGCGGTGGCCTAGGCAGCGAGGGCGGTGGTGCTGGCGGTTCTGGTAACGGTGGCGGCGGTGGCGGCCGTGTTGCTGGAAGCAACAATGGTGGTGCAGGTGGTCCTGGAACTAACTCTTTCTCAACCTGGGTAACTACAACTGGTCTTCGCGGTGATGGTTACTTTGGTGGTGGCGGTGGTGGAGGTGCTCAGGGTGGCACTTCTCAGGTTCCTGGTGCCGGCGGTATTGGTGGAGGTGGCGGTGGAAGTGCTGGAACTGGCTCTAGTTTCGCGGGTGGCGGTCAGGGCGGAACTGGCTCTGGCGGCGGAGGTGGCTACGCCGGTGGTGGCAACGGTGGCTCTGGATTTGTTATGATTAGATATCTTAAGACGGCGGTAGATTAATGGCTCTGGATTTCCCAAACTCCCCGACTAACGGGCAAACTTTCACTTCTGGCAATCGAAGTTGGACTTTTAATGGCACCCGCTGGGAAGCTGTTTTCTATCAAGGTGCTCCTGGTCCAACTGGGCCATCAGGCCCTGCTGGAATCGATGGATCATATTCCGTATCTGCTACAGCACCCTCATCGCCGTCAGCGGGGCAGGCTTGGTTTAATACTGAAGATGGTAAACTATACATATACTTCAGTGGTGCATGGATGGAACCTAACGCGAACCTGATTGGTCCAACAGGCCCAGGCGTCACTAACTACATTCACCCATTCTTTACGGTATAGGAAAATAAATGGCTACCACATATAAGATTCTTGGTCAGGTAAACCCTGCAGCCACTACTGCCACTACTGCCTACACCGTGCCTGCCGGAACTCAAGCTATCGTTAACAGCATTGCTGTGTGTAACCAGGCTAGCGGGGCTGGCTCTTTTCGTATTGCCGTTCGCCCAGCTGGAGCTACGCTAGCCGCTCAGCACTACATCGCTTATGACACTCCTATCGGAGCTAACGACACTATTAACCCAGGAATTACGCTATCTCTAGGTGCAACAGACGTTATTACTGTCTACATGTCAACCAACACCATGAGCGTCCTAGTTTCAGGTGTGGAGATTGTCTAATGCAATACGCGTCTTCTATAACCAGATCTGGTATCCAGACATTTGCTCGCTATAAGAGCATTAAAGCTGGCTATTCCCCGCCTCCAACAGTAACCGGAGGGGTTCTCAGTGCTGATGCTACATATTACTATCGGACTTTTATTGCCTCCGGGACACTAACTATCTCTGGCGGCCTTATTACCATCGATGCTGTAGTAGTAGCTGGCGGCGGTGGCGGTGGCGGTGTTGCCCCAACTGGTGGCTACCATGCGGGCGGCGGTGGCGGCGGTGCTGGAGGTTACCTAACCGTAGCTAATTATGCTGCTTTTGGCGCATACACTATCGCAGTTGGAGCTGGAGGCTCTACCGCTAACTACGAGCCTACTATTGGAGGAGATACTTCTGCCTTCACATTTACAGCCATCGGTGGAGGTAAGGGTGCTACAGGAGGCTCTTCAATTGCAGCTACTAATGGCGGTTCTGGTGGAGGCGGGGGGCGCGATATTAATACCGCCGGGCAGGGTACCGCTAGTCAAGGTTTTGCAGGAGCTGCAGGCAGCGTAGCAGTGAATAGCGCTGCTGGTGGTGGTGGTGCTAGTACAGCGGGCAGTGCGCCTCAATCAACTTACGGAGGCAACGGCGGAGCTGGCCTACAATGGCTAAACGGCTCATATTATGCTGGCGGCGGTGCTGGCGGTAATGGAAATACTAATAGCACTACCACAGTAGGTCAGGGCGGTCTAGGTGGTGGCGGTAACGGGTCACCATTTGCAACCTCTCGAATAGGTATTTCGGCGGGAGCAAACACTGGCGGTGGAGGTGGCGGTGGAGGTGCGTATTCAACTCCTGAAGGAGTTTATGGTGGTTCAGGAGGATCTGGCGTTGTTATTGTTCGCTATTTAAAGTCTGCCGTAGTAAACAGCACTATATGGCGAACTGACTCGGCTTCTACCTCTCTTAAAATCGCAACGCCGCTTTCAGCTGATCTTAGCTTCAATGATTATTCTGCAACTATAGCCGGAAGTGGCGTCAATCGAGTAATGACATCAGTAAACTCTCCTGCATTTCAAACTATTTCTTCTAAGTATTATGGTAGCTCCCTGTCTATGGGCGGCTACTTAGAAAACAAATATATAAGCACTCCTACTAATGCAAATCTTCAAATCGGTACTAATGATTTCACAATCGAGGGCTGGTACTACTTCACCAGCACGTCGGTAAGCGGAGGCTATCAATGCATGGCTTCTCATGCTGGCGACAGCGGAGATCAGCAGCCCGGCTGGGTTATGATTCTTGAGGCAAATACAACCCTGGCATTCTATGCTTGCACTGCTGGCAGCACCGGCTGGGGTATAGCCCTAACTACCTCTACAACTCCTACAGCTAACACCTGGCATCACGTAGCTGTAACTCGAGCAAGCGGTGTAGTTCGTATGTTCCTAAACGGTACTCAGGTTGGAACAGTGACATCAAACAACAACATTGGTATCCCTGCTTCTCAGACTTTCCGCATCGGTAGCTATCAGTATTTCCCAGGGCCAGTAGCCAAGGGACTTTCTGGTTACATCCAAGATTTCCGCTTCTACGTTGGAGCGGCTAAATACACAGGAGCATTTACTCCCCCAGCACAGATGTATGTAGGTTAAATATGGCTATCTCATTTCCAGGATCACCAACTCTAAATCAAACTTATGCATATGCAGGCCGTAGTTGGATTTGGAATGGCTCTAGTTGGCAGGCTCAAGGAACTGCTGCCATTACTACACGCACCGTTTCTGACAAGTCGGCAAACTATTCACTATCATCAGCAGACGAAAATCAGATTATCCGTTTTACCGGATCCTCAGCTCAAATTTTCACCATAAACAACGCTCTAAACGTTGGAGGTGTCACTTCGGTTTTCCAAGATGGAACAGGTACTGTCAATTTCAGTGCTGGTTCTGGAGTTACTCTTCTAAGCCCAGCTGGTTTTTCTACGCGTGCGCAATACTCTAAAGTTGACGTTAACTGTGTTGCCTCCGGTCAATATCGCCTATCGGGGGATCTTCCTGCTATTTCAGTAGTAACAGGAGGAACTTTATCGTCCGATTCAACATATTATTATCGGACATTTACAGCATCTAGCAGCTTGTCAGTATCTTCTTTACCGATTGCAGTAGATATTCTTATGGTTGCCGGCGGTGGTACCGGTGGTGCAGTGGCTACTGGACAAACACAGCGTGGTGCTGGTGGTGGAGCAGGCGGTCTCATCTATATCTCTTCGTACACGATGCCTGCTGGCAGCTACACAATCGCGGTAGGCTCTGGAGGCGCTAGTGCTAGCGGAACGGCAGTTGCTAAGGGTGTAGATACAGTACTGTCCGGAAACGGTAGAACAATTACTGCTCTTGGCGGAGGAAGCGGTGGATATAACGACACCACTAATAACGCTACCTCTGGCGGTTCTGGTGCCGGACAGTGGTATCCAGGGTACCCCGGCTCAGCGGCAACACAGCCGTCCACCACAAGCGATGGGGTAGGAACATACGCCTCTACCGGATTTGGTAATGCCGGTGGAACGTCAGGCAACTCTCAGCCCTATGCATCTGGTGGAGGTGGAGCTGGCGCGGCCGGAGGTAATTACAACGCTGTAGGTGGTCCAGTCGGCGGAGCCGGAAAGCAGTATTCTGCTTTTGCTACAGCAACTACTACCGGTGCTAATAGCGGGTATTATGCTGGCGGAGGTGGTGGAGCTGGGTATCCACCCGAAGGTAGTACATATGCTAACTATGCCGGTGGTGCCGGTGGTGGCGGTACGGGAGTCAATACTGCTTATAATGCCATTTCAAACGCTGTAGTAAACACTGGCGGTGGCGGCGGGGCAGGCGGTTCCGGTGGTTCTGGTATTGTTATCATCCGTTATACAAAAGCAAGCGTAGGTGGCTAATATGACTATGACATTCCCTAGTTCTCCAACTCTAAACCAGACTTACACGTCAGATGGCCGTACCTGGTATTGGAACGGTTATGCCTGGAAGGCATCTGGCTATGTATCTGGAGTAGTAAGCGCGACATCGCCAATAACATATGACTCAAATACAAAAGTTGTTGGCCTAGATCGTACTGCAGAGAACACTGTAAATGACACTCGTTATGCACTACTTGCAGACAATCAGCTATACCCTATAGATACGCCAGTTTTTGATGGGCTCTCTACTAGATTTATCCCTACATATCAGGGAACTCCTATTTCAGTAGCAAATCCTTATAAACTGCTTATCTTTATAAATGGTATTGCTCAGAAAATAACATTCCCGGAATACGTATGGCAGTCGGGCCTATCCAAAGACGGTTTTATGGTAGACTTAGAGGGATACATTTCTTTCACTGAGCCTATTCCTGCAGGAGCAACTTTCGACGGGCGTGTGCTTCCTGGAGCAGCAACTGTATCAACACCAAGTCAATATCCGTTCAATGCAGCGGATATCCTATTAGGAGCTTAAATGGCTAGAAAAATCATCCTAGACACCGCGTACACCTTTACGCCGTCTACTAGAACTATCGTTATTCCGAAGTTCATTGCCCGTGAGCGCCTACTCCTAATTACCAACGTCACTACCAACCAGGTGATTTATAACTTCTCTGATATCGCCTTGAAGGCAACTTCATATACAAGCTCGACTGCAAACATGGTTGAGTCGACAACTATTGTCTTGAACTACAACACCACTGCAATGTCATCTACTGACAAGCTTCAGATTACGGTTGATGAGTTTGCAGAGTCATTTACGCCTGCTGACACTCAGCTAGACCCAACTAACAAGCTTCGTGTATCGCAGCCTCAGGCGCTTATTGACACTGACTTCGAGTACGGTATGCAGGTATCTAAGTGGGAAAACTTGGCTATGACCAACAACCGCCCATTTGCTTACGCTTACCCTGTATTCATCCCAAATATTTCAGGTATCGCATTCCCACAGAATGGCCGCACCGTAACTGTTACTACTTCAGCTAACCACGGTCTTTCAGCAGGGCAGGCAATTACTGTTCAGGATACTTACCTAAACATTGCCAACGGTAACTTCATCATTGAGACCGTTCCTAGCTCTACTACCTTCACATTTACTGCTCGTGCAATCAACACTAGCTCGACCATTACTGCAATTTTTGATGCTAACAAGACCGCTATCTACCAGGGAAGCATCTACAGCGGTGCTCAGATTGGTGGAGCACCGAATATCATGACTTACAGCGGTACTGCAATTACTGTAGCCACCACTGTAGCTCACGGACTTTCAATCGGTAATGAGATTGCTGTTACTGGCACTACTGCATCTACTAACGCACCTAATGGCTCATTCATTGTTGCCTCGGTACTTAGTGCAGTATCCTTCGTATACTATGCAGCTGCAGCACCAACTGGTACTCTTGGCTATGGCTCAGCAGCTATTTATGCTCGTCCTCAGGCACAGTTCCTACACCGACCATTTGACGGTGGAGTTATTTTCACCTCTAACGGAACCTCAAACAACGAGCAAGCTATCCGCCAGACTCGTCGTTACTTCCGTTACCAGTCAGGTAAGGGCATCCAGATCTCATCTGGTACCATCCTAAAGCCAGCTCTACAGCTAGATGCTTTGACTTCATCTGGAACTACTGTTACTGTTCAGACTAAAGAGCAGCACAACATCCAGCCTGGAACCTCAGTAACCATCTCGGGTGCTAATGAGTCTGCCTACAACGGTACGTTTGTAGTGACCAACGTTACTGGATTCAACACTTTCCAGTACACGGCTCTTTCAACCCCTTCGGCAACCCCTGCTTCAGGTCAATTCTATGCATCAGTTACCTCATGGTACGGCGCAACTAACCGTCTAGGAACTTTTGACAACCAGAATGGCTTGTTCTTCGAGTATGACGGTCAGGCTCTTTATGCTGTTCGCCGCAGCTCCACATATCAGGTAGCAGGTCGTGTTTCTGTAGTTAATGGTTCTACTACTGTTTCACAGACTGACGCATCCTATGCAACTACCTTCAATAAGCAGCTAGCTGTTGGTGACTTTATTGTCATTCGCGGACAGTCATACCGTGTGCAGGACATTGCTTCTGACACCTCACTGACAATCACCCCTGCATATCGCGGTGCCACTACTACCCACGTCACTATGTCAAAGACTGTAGAGACTCGTATCCCTCAGTCGCAGTGGAACATCGACAAGATGGACGGAACCGGGCCTTCAGGCTACAGCATCGACCTATCAAAGATGCAGATGTTCTATATTGACTACACCTGGTATGGTGCGGGATATGTTCGTTGGGGTCTTCGTGGTCCAAACGGTAACGTAGTGTATGTACACCGTATGCCTAACAACAACATCAACAATGAAGCATACATGCGCTCTGGAAACCTTCCAGCCCGCTACGAGTCAAATACTTTCTCAAAGATTACTCAAATCACTTCATCAATTGGCGCAACTGATACTTCAATCAATGTTCGTTCTACTAGCGGATTCTCTCCTACAGGAACTATCGTAATTCGCAGCGCTACAGCTTTTGAGTATGTAAACTACACCGGTGTTACTACAACATCATTCACCGGACTAACCCGTGCTCAGGCTGGAGCAACAACTAACGTAACTATTGCTGCTGGGTCAAACCTTGGAACTGTCTCGGCTAGCACAGGTATTCAGGTTGGTCAGCGCGTTGTGCACACTAACTTCCCTGACAATACCTTTGTTTCAGCTATCTCGGGAACTACCATCACATTTAGCAATGCTGCTGTTGTAGCTAACCCTACTTCAGTTATTTTTGCACCTATGGCCGGAGCAGCTCAGGCGTTTACCTTCTCAGCAACTGCACCAATCGCAGTTGAGCAGGCATACCCAACCTATGCCCCAAGCATTAGCCACTGGGGTACCTCGGTTATTATGGATGGTCGTTACGACGATGACAAGTCTCTCTTGTTCACCTTTGGTCAGACTACCTTCACTAACATTACTGCTGGTGCTTCAAAGGCCCTGTTCTCTATCCGTGTTTCACCATCGGTAGATAACGGTACTCCTGCAGCATTCGGTGCTCGTGAACTTGTTAACCGCATGCAGCTCATCCTCCGTGCGCTAGACGTTACTACTAAGACCACAGGTGCTACATTCCTTGTAACAGCTGTTCTTAATGGAACTCCATCTTCAGCTACGGCATGGACTAACGCAGTTAAAAATGCTACTGGTGTAGCTAACTCTTCACTTGCTCAGCTTGCTGACTACGCTGGTGGAACTACTACCGTTTCAAATGGTGAAGTTACTGGCGGATTCTTCGTATCAGGAACTACTTCGGTAGACTTGGATAAGGTTCGTGACCTTGGTAACTCGATTCTGGGTGGTGGTGGAGCCAACTCCAACACAAATATTTACCCAGATGGTCCAGACGTTCTAACCATTTCAGTAACTAACCTCGGTGCATCAGCTATTGACGTACTAGGCCGTCTATCATGGTCTGAGGCTCAGGCTTAAAAGGAGTCCCTAATGGGTCTGAACAAGCTTAACCATAACTTTGACGAGCCTGTAGCTTTTTCTTCAGAGGCTGTTGGATCACTAGTTGCTGGGTCTATTACTGCTGCTAATGGTGTAATTGGTAATCTAGCAACTACGCTTGCTAATCCTGTTTTTAGCGGTCAGGCTCTAGAAAACTTTTATGTTAATGAGTCTGGATTTGCAGGTTATGATTTCTACGCAGTCTCTAATGGTGCTATCCAATACCTAGCAAATACGGCTACAGCTAATGGCTCATTGAGAGTTACCGCCAGTCCAACTCAGTCATTAAATGCTTTTATGGCTGTAGGTCAGGTTATGACAATTACCCTCATGGTTCCTAATGCTGGTACTGCTTATTACCCAACCTCGTACCTAATTGATGGCGTGGCTTACGTACCTAAGTGGACATCTACTCCTACCGGTGGAAATGCTAACGCTCTCGATGTGTACACGCTATCTATTTTTAAAGTTGGCGTAAACGCTTATAACGTTATTGGCTCTCAAACAAAGTACGCATAATGCCTGTATTACAGACATTTAGTAACTCTGCAGCTAGAGCTTTTAAAGGTAGTGGCGGTGCTTCCGGACCTACAGTAACTGGCGGAACTGCAGTTGTTAGCGGAGCTTACACAATCCGAACATTTACAGCTAGCGACACTTTATCTATAACTGGCGGTAGTATCACTGCAGACATTCTCGTGATTGCTGGTGGTGGAGGTGGCGGTAATGGTGGTGCCAACTATTGCGGTGGTGGAGGTGCTGGTGGTCTTCTTCAACCAACCTCAGTAGTCCTAACTGGAATCTTACCTATTGTAATCGGCGGTGGTGGCGGCCTAAACTCACAGGGTAGCAACACTACCTTTAGCACCTATACAGCTGTAGGTGGCGGAACTGGTGCAAACTCATACTATGCAACTGGTGGTGCGGGAGGATCTGGTGGTGGTGGTGGCCCTACAAATGGTGCCGGTGGTGCTAGAACTGTAGACCAAGGAAATATTGGCGGTGTAGCATCTTCTGCTAACGCTGGTGGCTCTGACTCTGGTGCAGGTGGTGGTGGTGGCGCTGGCGGTGCTGGCTATGACCGTCAAAGTCCAGGTGGATTCCGTAACTCTCCCGGTGGTGCCGGTGAAGGTTTGCAGCTTTCTATCTCAGGTACTGCTACTTGGTATGCGGCTGGTGGTGTAGGTGCAGGGTTCTACTACGGCGATCGCGGCAATGGTATCGGCGGTGGAACTTCTGGATACAACTATCCTCAGTTTCAAAACATTCAGATTGATCCAACTGGATCTGCAAATACTGGCTCAGGTGGTGGTGGAAAAGGTTGGGCACAGGGCGGTGGTTCAGGAGGGTCTGGTGTAGTAATTATTAAATACTTAACACCTAGCGCTGGTGGGTCAGCTCCAGCTGTACTATCCCCTATCTCTAGCGGACTTATTCTAAATCTTGATGCCGCTAAATCTACCTCTTACTCGGGCTCTGGAACAACTTGGTCAGATCTCAGCGGGAATAACTATCACGGAACTCTTCTAAATGGCCCGACATACAGTGCTGCTAATGGTGGGAGCATTGTCTTTGATGGAGTTGATGACTACGTATCAGGCACACTCCCTACAACTGCAATCTCTAATGTAACACTTCAAGGATGGGTAAATGTCCAAGCTGGACGTAAGGGGCCATTTTTCCGCCTAGGAAGTAATGGAGTCGGCTACTCGGTAGGGCAGGGAACAACTTATTACTCAAATACCGGCACTGAGGCCATTATGCTTTTCTCAGGTATTCGCTGGATTAGTACAGGCGTTCAGTGGAACACTGGTTGGCAGATGGTTACCATGATTCTTGATGGATCTGGCGTCCCGAGCGTATATAAGAACACTACTTTTATTGGTAGCTACGGTGGTTCAAATGCTGGAGCCCCGTCGGGATCTTACGTACTTGGTCGTGTAATCGGCGATGAGCCAGGTGGTGGTGGCCCATGGGCTGGAAACCTAGCCAACTTCTGGGTATATAACCGAATACTGACTACGGGGGAAATCTCTCAGAACTTCGAGACCTTCCGATCTCGCTTTGGTGTATAGAATCAACCCAACTACTTGATTTACATGATAAAATAGAGTAGCCCTTCTACCTAGGATATCAATGGCAATCAATTTTCCAGCTAGCCCAACTGTCGGTCAAACCGTAGTTGCGAATGGTATTACCTGGACTTGGTCTGGTGCCACTTGGAAGTCTAAGGGTGCTATTATTGAAGGTCCAACTGGGCCTACAGGTCCGACTTCTACAGCTCCAGGGCCTACCGGAGCAACTGGTGCAAAAGGCAAGTTTACAACTAGCGATACTGCCCCTGTCTCACCTAGTACAGGCGATGCTTGGTTTGATAGCATCCGTGGATTTACATATGTTTACTACACTGATGGTGATAGCTCTCAGTGGGTTCAGGTTGGTAGTGCAAACATGGGACCTACCGGAGTAACTGGAGCGACAGGCGCTAACGGGACCAACGGTATTAACGGCGCAACAGGGCCAACTGGCCCCCTAGCAGCGACAGGCAAAATCATTGCTATGTCAATTATTTTCGGAGGTTAAGCAATGGCTAATCCAAACATCGTAAACGTAACTAGTATTCTAGGCAAAACTGCAGTTCAGCTGCCGACTACTACTCCAGCCGATATTGTCACTAACTCAGCCGCGTCGTCGACAATAGTTAAGATAAACGATCTAATAATTGCAAATGTAAATGGAACCGCCGCCGCAACAATAACAGCTTCTATTTTCCGATCTACTGTAGAATACAAAATTGCTCACGTAATCTCAGTTCCGGCAGGCGCTACCTTAGTTGTACTAGACAAGACATCTTCTATCTATCTAGAAGAGGGTGACTCTCTTCGCCTAACCGCTTCAGTAAACTCATATCTAAGTGCGGTTTGCTCGTACGAGATCCTTGCATAATGCCTAAGGGGCATAGAGCAAACGGGGGCTATATAGGAGCCTCTGGCACTGGATCTACTGGCGGAGTTTTTTCTGCGAGGACTCAGCAGATGTTAACTTCATCGAATTCATGGCTACCTTTAGGCTCAGCCGCTAACCCAGCAGCTAGTGCTGCTGCTTTAGTCGCTGCTGGCAATACCACTAGTGGCCTATACTACATCAATCTGCCTACAGTAGGGCCTACTCAAGTTTATTGCGATCTGACTACTCAAGGCGGTGGCTGGATGCTCGCAATGCGCCTAGACTCTAATCTTGGTACAGGCACTACTCGTCACTACTTTGACCCTACTTGGTGGGAAAATGCAGCTAGCTATTCAGCAGCCCCGTCTAATGCCAGAACTACGGGTGAAGTAAAAACAGCAGTATATGGGTATTACCCTCATACCGAGATTATGCTTGAGTACGGGTATGGTGCTTCCACATTTGCTAGTACTGCTATTGCTAGATACACCCAGCCCTCAGCGGGAAATTCTCCAAGTCAAATTGGAACTACTCTGGCAGCTAAGCAGAACTCGACCTCGGCTTACCATGAAAATGGAGGTAGAACTTGGAATGGCTACACTACTAGCGCATATCGTTGGACTAAAGCTGCTTCTACAGACAATACATTTTTTCCTAATGCTTACCTACATTTAAATGTAGGATCACACGTAGATTCTGGCGCAAGCAATGACGTATTCCGGTTCTGGTATAACTCGATTCCAGATACGACAACCGGTGCAGATACTTGTAATCAGATTGGCGGATGGGGTATGTCTGGAGACTACGCGTTTTCCGGCGTTCCTGTTGGTCAAAGTTTTGCATGGGACGGTGGAAATGCTTCAGCAACTATCTCCCCTCCAACAACTTCTACTAGCGGGTTCAGCTGTCAATGGAACTCTCAGCGTGCTGCAGCAGGCACTAGCGGTAAAAACTTCCTAGGAAATACGGCGACTCAGGTGTCTGGAAATTACTATACCAACGGCGTTGGTTTGATTTGGGTGAGGTAAAAATGCCTAATGGAGGGGTTCTAGGCCCGGCTAACAACTCTACAAGCTCGTCTTCTAGTGGGATTTGGCGTGTAGAAGAGCAGTACGCAGCTATAAAAGCTAACTCTTGGGCCAGCTTGACGCTACCCGTACGCACTAATCTACTATCTTGGTATGACGTTGCAGATCCGTCCTCTGTCACAGTTTCGGGGGGTAAAGTATCTAGTCTTCTAGACAAAAGCGGCAATGGTAGACATGCCGCTCAAGGCATATCAGGACAGCAACCTTTATATACCACTAACGCACAGAACGGGCTGCCGGCTATGGAATTCACGGCTGCAAACTCTACGTTCCTGAGCATAGCTAACCCAGTCACCCACAGCAGCAAAAACACTCATATTTTTGCTGTAGTTAAGAGTAAAAATGTTTTAGCAAACGAGACTACTGGTTTTTATGGGTCTCAGGGGGTTACCAATGCTCTAGCATACTGCTTGCCAGGGCAGACAGCAGCAAGGCAGACACTTTTACATTCAGGGGTTGCATGGATGGGGGGATCTTCCGTAGCTACCTTCAATACATCAAATTTTTATAGTATTAATGCTTCTTGGAATGGATCGACAATAGCTTATAGGCAATCAAGAACTGATGATGGTACCGCATCTTACTCGGGTACACCAGCCAACCCTAGTAACTCTATAGGCTGTCAAGAAGTGACTTCATACTCTGGAACGTATGTAGCAGAGCTCATCATCTACAGCGCTCCGCTATCTACAACAGATAGAAACTTAGTAGAAAACTATTTGTTCAATAAATGGGGAGTCTAACTAGACCGTCACAGCAATCTAAATAAGGTAAAATTTATATATGGCCATTAATTTCCCAAACTCCCCAACAAACGGGCAGACTTTTGTAGCTGGATCAGCTACCTATTCGTGGAACTCTAGCGCCTCAACCTGGGACCTAGTTACTGCCGTTGCAATTGGACCAACTGGCCCAGCTGGTACCGCAGGTGCACCGTATGGTAACCTTGATGGAGGGTCCGCAACTAGTAACTATAGCGGTCTTACAGCCATATCTGGCGGAAATGCGAGCGGAAACTAATGGCAGTTCAAATACAATGGCGTCGCGATACAGCGGCTAACTGGACCGCAGCTAACCCAGTCCTCGCGGCTGGTGAAGCAGCCTACGAGACTGATACAAACAAGTTCAAGCTTGGCAATGGCTCTACCGCTTGGAACTCCCTTGCTTACGGCGGTCTTTCTGGTGTAATGAATAACCCAGTTATCACAGGCGCAGGTCAGGAAACTATTGTTGTTTCTGGGACTGGTTTTGCTGGCTATACTTTTGATGTTATCTCCGGCGCGGTTCAGTACATTACAGCAAACGCAACTGCTAATGGTGCCCTAGCTATCCGTGGCAATTCAACTACTACCCTAAACTCTTTCATGGCCACTAACACCGCTATATCCATCATCTTGGACATTACTAACGGTTCGAGTGCTTATTACCCAACTAGCTTCACTATTGACGGCACTTCTGTAACCCCTAAATGGAATGGCGGCACTGCTCCTACTGGTGGAAATGCATCATCTATTGACCGCTATGCATTCACTATTGTAAAGACGGCTTCAGCAACTTACACCGTATACGCAACTCAAGTCAAATTCGCCTAGGAGTAACACATGCCATTTTTGGGCGTCGCAGGTATTGGCGGACTTTTAGCATTTTTAAAAGCTGGATCTAAGCCATCAGCTATTACAGGTGGAATTCTTTCCGAGGACTCTACTTACTTTTACCGGACTTTTAAGGGTAGCTCTACACTTACAGTAACTGGCGGAGTTTTAAATGCCGATGTACTCGTCATTGCTGGTGGAGGCGCTGGTAGCCAAGACCGTGGTGGCGCGGGTGGTGCTGGTGGTTTTGTACCACTGCCAAGCCAAAGTCTAACTCCAACTTCTTATACAGTCACTGTTGGTGCGGGTGGTAGTCCTGTCAATCCAGGGCGAGGGGGTAGCGGTACCCAATCTAGATTTGGAAATTCAACTATTGCTGTCGGTGGAGGCGGTGGTGGAGCGGGGACTAGCGATGCTAACGGATTAGATGGCGGCTCTGGTGGTGGTGGTGGAAACAACCCAGCTGCCCCTACAGGTGCTGGCGGAACCCCAACAGCTGGACAAGGTTTTGCTGGTGGTACTGGTACATACTCTGCCCCTAATTATGGCGCGGGTGGTGGTGGAGGTGCTGGAGGCGTAGGTGGTAACGGTACTAGTACTAGCTCTGGAAATGGTGGGATAGGATTAAACACCTACGCAGCCTGGGCAACTGCGACTGGTACTGGCGTATCTGGCTACTATGCTGGCGGTGGAGGTGCAGGTAGCTACCTTGGAGGTATTAACGGCTCTGGAGGCGCAGGCGGTGGAGGTGCAGGAGTTAGAAATGGTGCCTCAAATGCTGGAGTTGCTAACACTGGCGGCGGTGGAGGTTCTAACGGAGAAGGCGGTGTAAGTGCAGGTGGTGCTGGCGGTTCGGGTGTAGTTATCGTTAGGTACTTAAAAACTGCAGTTCTACCTTCTACTAGTGCTTATGAACTTATCGGAACTATTAACGTAACCACTGCACAGGCTGCAGCAGTATTCTCAGGAATCCCGTCTAGCCAATACGCACACTTGCAAATAAGAATGGCAGCTAGGGCAGATGGTGGTGCAGCTACTCAAGATTTTTGGATGCAATTTAACGGCGATTCTGGCTCAAACTATACATATCATCAGCTGTACTCTTACAACAGTGCAGTAGGTACCGGAAATGGTACTTCACAAACCAGAACCTACATAGGAAGTTTTGCAGGTGCTGGTGCCACGGCTGGTGCATATGGTGCAAGCATTATCGATATACTCAATGCTTTTAGTTCTACTAATAATAAGGTCACTAGGCTTATTAATGGAGTAGTAGGAACTAGTGCTAGTACTGGAATTGCTAATCATATTTCTGGAGCTTGGTTAAGCACAGCTCCAATTACTTCGATATCTGTCTTCTCAGCTATTGGTAATTTAGCTGTTGGAACTCGCGTTTCTTTGTATGGTATGAGAGGATAGCTATGCCAGATGCTCAAGTTCAAATAGGCCAGGTAACCCTTACCACGGCCCAGACAGCCGTGGTATTTACTAACTTGACTCAAAGTTATAGGGATCTAATTTTAGTAGTAACTTTACAGAATTCCACCGTATCTGCGTACCCGAGTCTTCGTTTTAACGGCGATGCTACTTCAGGAAACTACTCACGAGTAGGTTTACGTGGCAATGGTACTTCTGCTACGGGGTTTTACGTTACCCCGGAAACAGCTCTCTTTACCGACGGCCCGTCATCTGGAGAGTATGTAGTATTTAGAGTAATGGACTACAGTGCTTCAGATAAACATAAGACTGTAATTACCCACTCTCACTCAGTTACCGATAGTGAGAACTTAACTGTAGGCCGTTGGGCCTCTACTAGCTCGGTTACTTCGCTCTCTGTAACAACTACTAACACTGATACGTATGGTATTGGTTCTACGTTTATTCTGTATGGAGTACTAGCATGAGTTATGTACAAATAGCTAAACAAACTTTGTCGTCGCCAACTAATGTTTTTACTTTTCAGAATTTATCTCAGGTTTATACTGATTTGCTTATTGTTGCAACTATTAGAACCACTAGAGCAAATACAGACCCAGGAGCTGACCTTCAGGTCACATTTAATAACGATACTGGTGCTAACTATAAGGTGCGCGGCTTTGAAGGTAACGGAAACGGTGCCTATGGAAGTTCTAACTTTGCAGTAGCAAACGGTATTGGTTACATTCTTAACGTCTCTAGTTTTGCTACTACAAATACTTTTGGTACCTGGCAAATGTCTATCCCAAACTATACGAGTAGCAATACCAAGGTTTGCGCTATGGATAGTGCTTCAGAAACTAACGGAGCTACTAGTTACATGCGAGTAGGTACGGGTTTTTGGAACTCTACTACAGCTATTAACCGTATCGATATTACAGATGGAAACTCTTCCAACTTTATTGCTGGAAGTACAGTGACTATTTATGGTGTTAATCGTATTCCTACAGCATCTTTAGGAGCCACTCCTGCAGTTGACTACCTTGTAGTTGCAGGCGGAGGTGGCTCTAACCAGGGAGGTGGTGGAGCTGGAGGACTTCTAACTGCATCTGGATTCTCTGTGGCCCCTGGCTCTCCTCTAACAGTTACTATTGGCGGGGGAGGAGCGGCTGGTTCTGGAAATGGAATTACTCTTGGAGGTAATGGGTCCAGCTCTGTATTTTCTTCTATAACTGCTACCGGTGGTGGTGGAGGTGGTGCAGGAAACAATAACGCTGGTTCTGGAAACAACGGTGGGTCAGGTGGTGGTGGTGCTCAGGTAGGTGGAGCAACCTCGTACGGTGGAACAGGGATTGCTGGTCAAGGTTATGCAGGTGGAACTAACGGTGGTTTTGGGGTAGCAAACTACCCTGGTGGCGGTGGCGGCGGGGCAGGTCAGGTAGGTGGAAACGCAATTAGTGCCACAGTCCCTGGAAATGGCGGAAATGGTATTGTAAATACTTTTTCAGGTAACGCTACCTATTATGCTGGTGGTGGTGGTGGCGGACTCAACACTGGCTCTGGGACTAATAGTATAGGCGGCCTTGGCGGTGGTGGCAATGGTGCCATAGCTAATGCTGCTGCAAACCCAGGTACTATTAATACTGGTGGTGGAGCCGGTGCCACGGGAAACGGAGGCGCTACTGGCGGTTCGGGCCTCGTAGCTATCCGTTACCCAGACACCTACACAGCTCCAGCGGCTGTAACTGGCAATCCTATGATCACTTTTGTCAACGGCTACCGCGTCTATACTTGGACTGCTTCAGGCTCAATTACCTTCTAAATCCTGAGCAACTAAGGACAGTCAGTAAGTAGTGAATGCGGTAAAATAGAGGTAATACTCTACCTTAAGGACCGTTATGTCGTGCTTTTCTAGCAATATATATGACATTATTGCAGACCAAGGTGCAACTTTTCAGCGACACATCGTTCTTAAGACCACAGCCAAGAAGCCAATTACCTTCGGGCTGCACACTGGACTGATGCAGATTAGAACTAGAGCTACATCTCCAGTTATCTTGCTAGAGCTTTCTACCGAGAATGGTCTAATCAAGCTAGACGGGACCAAGGGGCTAATTGAGCTCTACATTTCAGCTGCGGTTATGACTGAAATGCCAGCTGGTGACTATGTCTACGATCTAGACCTAACAGAAACAGAAACTTCTGAAGTTACTACTGTTCTTCAAGGCGAATTTACGGTACGTGCGGAGGTAACACGCTAATGGTGTCACAGGATATTTACTCACATGTTGAGATCAAAACCGTAGGACCTCAGGGGCCTGCCGGAGCAACTGGACCAGCGGGGCAATTTGGCGGGCCAACTGGACCTACTGGTGCAACTGGTGCTACTGGTGCTGTAGGTGCAACTGGGCCAACTGGAGTTCAGGGTGTTCAAGGTGTGACCGGTCCTAGCGGATCTGATGGTTCACGAGGGTTGACAGGAGACCAAGGGCCTACAGGTGCAACTGGAGCTACTGGTCCAACTGGCGCGGCGTCCACTATTGCTGGACCAACCGGAGCGACTGGCACTATCGGTCTAACAGGGTCAACTGGAGCAACAGGTGCAACTGGTGCTTCAGGATCCGACGGGGTAGATGGCGAAACCGGGCCGACAGGTCCAACTGGTGCTCAGGGTAATGATGGACTTACAGGTCTACGTGGTGCAACAGGAGCCACTGGCGCTACTGGAGCAGCCTCTACAGTAACCGGGCCCGCAGGTCAAGACGGTCAAGATGGTGCAACTGGCCCAACTGGTACAACCGGAGCTCAGGGGTTTGCTGGCCCTACTGGAGCAACAGGAGTAGTTGGACCAACAGGCGCAACTGGAGCTACAGGCTCATCCGGTGCAACTGGAGCCACAGGATCTCAGGGTCCAACTGGTGCTCAGGGTAACGATGGACTTACAGGTCTACGTGGAGAAACTGGCCCTACAGGTGTAGCTGGTCAAGATGGCCTTGATGGCATTGACGGTATTGATGGCGCAACAGGTCCAACTGGTGCAACTGGTCCAACAGGTAATGATGGACTAACTGGTATGCGTGGGGCTACTGGCCCAACGGGTGCCTCTGGAGTAGACGGTGCAGACTCAACTGTCACTGGACCAACTGGTGCAACAGGTGCTCAGGGTGTGCCGGGTATTCAGGGTGAGCAAGGTGTTCGCGGTGTTACCGGTGCTACTGGTGCTCAGGGAGTACAGGGCGCAACTGGCGCTACTGGTGCTGTAGGTGCAACTGGTGCTGTAGGTGCTGTAGGCGCAACAGGTCCTCAAGGTAATGACGGTCTTACCGGACTACGCGGCGTGACTGGCCCAACAGGTGCAGCAGGACAAGATGGCGCGGACTCGCAGGTAACAGGTCCAACTGGTGCAGATGGTATCAGAGGACTACAAGGTTTAACTGGAGATAAGGGCCCAACTGGCGCAGTGGGCGCGACTGGACCTACAGGAAATGATGGACTATCCGGACAGCATGGAGCAACAGGTCCAACTGGTGCTACTGGTGCTAGGGGAGCAACAGGTTCTACTGGATCTATAGGTGCAACTGGCGCAACTGGAGCAACTGGTGCTGCATCAAACGTTACGGGACCGACTGGTAGCGTAGGCCCAACTGGTGCAACAGGAGCAGCTGGTGCAGATTCGTTTGTAACTGGACCTACTGGAGCTCCTGGATCAACAGGTCTTACAGGTTTCCGTGGTGCAACGGGGGCTACTGGCCCATCTGGTGCAGACTCTAATGTTACTGGACCAACAGGTGCTAAGGGTGCAACTGGACCGACTGGTGCAACTGGTGCCGCCTCACAGGTGGCAGGGCCAACTGGTGCAACCGGACCAACTGGAGGCATTGGACCTCAGGGTAATCAGGGTGTAACAGGTCCAACGGGCGCTATCGGGCCAAAGGGCGAGTTCCTACAGCTAGTCGGATCAGTCCCAGAGGTTGTCGATCTCCCAACTACAGGTAATACATATAACGATGTTTACATCGTCATCTCTTCTGGAGATGCTTACGCCTGGGACGGCGACAACTGGGTAAATATCGGTGCAATTGTCGGGCCGCAGGGCGCGACTGGAGCCACTGGTGCAATTGGCGACACCGGACCAACTGGCCCAACCGGTGCACAGGGTGTCTACACCGTTTCATCAGAAGCACCTACCTCCCCTACCGAGGGGGACACCTGGTTCAACTCGACCACAAGCAAGATGTACATTTATTACGATGCTTACTGGATTGAGACCTCATCAAGCTACCTAGGCCCAACTGGTGCAGTAGGTGTTACTGGTCCAACAGGAGCACAAGGTGCACAGGGAACATCAATCCGATTTGTCGGAGCTGTCCCAACAGTTGGCGACCTACCTGCAACTGGAAATACTCTTAACGATGCCTACATTGTTGATGCAGATGGTGACCTGTATGTTTGGGATGGGGCACTACCTTGGCATAACGTAGGTCAGATTGTTGGTCCGCAGGGACTAACTGGTGCAACAGGTCCAACAGGTCCAACAGGTGCGCAGGGTGAAATTGGCCTCAGTGTTACTGGTCCAACTGGTGCAACTGGAGATACAGGTGCAACTGGAGATCAGGGAGATCGAGGCCCAACTGGTGCAACTGGTCTAACTGGAGACGCCGGTATGACGGGGGACACAGGTCCAACAGGTGCAACTGGCGCAATGGGGGTAACAGGTCCAACTGGAGCTCAGGGGGAGATCGGTCTTAGTGTGACTGGCCCGACTGGAGCAGCGGGGGATACAGGTGCGACTGGAGACCAAGGGATACAAGGCCCAACTGGTACAACTGGTCTAACTGGAGCTACAGGACCAACAGGAGTAGCCGCCGCATTCTCATGGAGAGGCGAGTGGGCGGCTCTAACTGAGTATTATGTTAACGATGTAATTTCAAGTAATGGCAACTCATATATCGCCATAGCTCCAGGGACTAATCAGATAACTTCAAATACTAACTACTGGCAGCTGATTGCACGTTCAGGAAGTACAGGCCCGACCGGTGCCGTAGGTGCAACTGGACCAACGGGAGCAACAGGCCCTACGGGTGCAACAGGGCCAGGAGCCTCAATGGCTACCCCCACTACTCTTGGCACTATTTATGCACAGATAGATAACGTTAACAATAACCTGGGTGTAGGGCAAAATGCTCTTGGAGGAGTCACTCTTGGATCTTCAAATGTTGCGGTAGGAAGATTCGCTGCAGCCTATACGTCGGGAAGTAGCAACGTCGCTATTGGTGATGGTGCCCTGGGAGGGACAGGGCTTTCGGGAAGCAGTAACGTTGCTATCGGAGCTGATGCACTTAAGAATAACGGTGGAAGCGGAAACGTTGCTATTGGTTGGCTTGCTGGTCAGGGGGTAACTACCTCTAATAAGCTAACTATTAGAAACGGTTACGGGGCTCTTATTGAAGGAGACTTCTCTGCTAAGACTCTTACTATTAATGGTAATCAGTATGTGCTGTCTCAAACAGTCGGAACAGTAGGACTTACTGTACAGGGCAAGGCATCTCAAACAGCTGATCTACAACAATGGCAAAACTCTTCAGGGACAGCACTATCTAAAGTAGACGCCTCTGGTAATATCACTGGAGCATCTTTTGTAAAGACCTCGGGAACTTCTAGTCAGTTCCTAAAAGCAGATGGATCTAGCGACTCTACAGCATATGCGCCAATTGCTTCGCCTACATTTACTGGTACTACCACAGTATCTGGTGCACTAAAAATTAAGCCAGTGATCGAAACTGCAACTTTAGTTGCTACTGGCTTTGCTGGGTATACTTTTGATGTTCTATCAAATGCAGTTGTCTACATTACTGCAAATGCTACTGCAAGTGGTGCTTTAAATATTCGAGGAAATAGCGGTACAACACTTGCCTCTATGCTTGCAGTAGGAGAATCCCTGACTGTAACATTGCTTTCGACAAATACCTCGACTGCATACTATGTAAATGCTGTGCAGGTTGATGGTACGGCTACTGGTGTAACTACTAAGTGGCTTGGCGGGACTGCACCTTCATCAGGTAATGCTTCAGCAATCGATGCCTACACTTTTACTATAGTGAAGACTGCAATAACTCCAACCTATACTGTTTTTGCTTCTATTTCTAAGTTTGCATAAGGAGTAGATTAATGCCTCTACTCTCAACAGCGGGTGCAGCATCTGCAAGAGGCTGGCTTGATATTATTCCTAAGCCAGTAGTCACTGGCGGAACATTGTACTCAGATGCTAGCTATAACTACATAGTATTTACTTCAAGCGGATCTCTATCAATAACTGGTGGAAGTATTATTGCCGACATGATTGTTATAGCTGGTGGTGGTGGCGGTGGTAATGACCAGAATGGTGGCGGTGGAGCAGGTGGACTTCTATCTGACCCAGCGGTATCTTTGGCTACCGGAACCTATACTGTAACTATTGGTGGTGGTGGTATCCCGTCTAATGGAAACGTTAGCCAAGGAACGAATGGAACTAACTCCAGACTGGGCTCACGCGCTGAGGCTATTGGCGGCGGTGTTGGCGATAATTACTACTTCTCTGCAGGTAGTGGTGGTTCTGGCGGTGGAGGAAGTATTCACAGCCCAGGTTCTGGGGTAGCAGGTCAAGGTTACGCAGGTTCACCAGGAAACTATGGTGGTGGAGGAGGAGCTGGTGGAACCTCGGGCGGGCAAGCTGGTGGTATAGGCTCAGCGGTATTCTCTAGCTGGGGCCTTGCTACAACTACTGGACAAAATGTTTCGGGTACTGTCTATTATGCTGGTGGCGGAGCGGGCGGTCGCTATGGCGCTTTAGGTGGGTATGGCGGTGGTGGTAACGGTAATAACTACTCTGGTGGTATTCCGGCTACATCTGGTACTACTAATACTGGCGGTGGCGGTGGAGGTGCACTATTTGCTGCTGGAGGTAATGGCGGCTCAGGGATTGTAATAGTCCGCTACCCTAAATAGCCTCTACACTGCAGTTTTTATCATGGTAAAATAGACATAATACTTTGTATAGGACATAAATGGCCATCAATTTCCCAAACTCTCCATCAGTAAATGATGAATTTACGTATGATAATCGTACGTGGGTTTGGAATGGCGCTACCTGGGACGTAAAACTAACTACTTTTGTACTAGGACCAACCGGACCACAGGGCGGTACAGGTGCAACTGGGCCAACCGGACCTAGTGTAACTGGACCAACAGGTGCAGCTTCAAATGTCACGGGGCCAACAGGTCCAACTGGAGCAGTAGGGCCGCAGGGGACCTTTGGTGGAGCTACGTTCAAGTACAACTACATCACTAGCACTGTAGATATCAATCCAGGATCGGGAAACCTAGGATTTGACAACACTCTAACTACAGCTACCATGCTCTATATAAGCTGGTTTGATTTCAATGCATCAGATGCTCAGGCTTACTTGGAAACAATTGATGACTCTAGCTCCGCGATCAAGGGCCACTTTAAAATTTCTGAAATTGGTAATCCAGATAATTATGTATATTATGCAATTACTGGGTATCACTACGCACATGACTCGTATTATGAAGTGCCAATATCTTACCTAGACGGAAACGTGACATCTTGGGCAAACAGCCAAGATGTGAACATTACCTTCGTACGCACAGGTGACAAAGGTGACGATGGACCAACTGGCCCTACGGGAGCGAGTGGCACCAACGGTACTAATGGTATAAATGGGTCAGATGGCCCGACGGGTCCAACAGGCACCACGGGCCCAACTGGACCTGGAGGCCTTAGCGGTTTAGTTGCTACTTCACCAGTTACGTTCAATGTTAATACATCAACTATAGGGTTTAACCAGAGTACGTCACTATCTCTAGTTGGTACGCAGACTATTACAGCTGCCTCGTCTACAGCTAAGGCATTGATTGTTAAAGGTGCGTCCTCTAACACAGCAAACATACAGGAATGGCAGAGCCCAGCCGGGACATCCGTTCTAGCTAGCGTAAGCGCTAACGGAAACATAGTTTCTCACCTAGAGTTTAATGCTCAGACAGCTAGCTATACTCTAGTTGCCTCGGATGATGGCAAGGTCATCGAAGTAAATAGCTCTCAGGACGTAGTGATTAGTGTACCTAGCGGCGCAGTATTTATGACTGGTGCTCAAATTACTATTGTAAGAGTGAATACTGGAGGAGTATCAGTGGCGGGTTCTGGCGTCTCAGTGTATGGAACTCCAGGACTTAAGCTACGTGATCGCTGGTCATCCGCATCACTAATTAAACGCTCTAACGGAACTTGGCTACTACTCGGTGATTTGAGCGCATAATGAGAAACCATCACCACGGTGTAGAGGCTTCTCAAAATAGTAAATCATTTCTTGCTCCTAAAGCACCAACCAACGTTACCGCACTAAACGTGAGCGGCAGACCATTCGGCAACGGAATGTTGATGCTGTCATATACCCCTAATCCAAACGGATCACCAGCAACTTCTTACGAGATAGTCTCCTCATCGGGGTCGTATCAAAACACATACGCTCCGGGAGAGACCATACTGGTTGGCAGCCTTACTGGCGGCGTAACCTATCAGTTCAAGATACGAGCAATTAATGCTGCTGGCATTTCTCCATGGTCAGCTTTATCACCTGCAGTAAAAGTAAAGACTATCCCGGCTATCCCGGTACTAGGGACTCCAACTAACGAGCCTGGCAGATTTTACGGTGATGGCGCTATAAGCCTCCCCTTTACTCCCCCTGCGGATGGGGGAAGTCCACCTGTAACTATCTTTGCAATTCCCTTTCCTAGCGGTCCAGTAGCGTATTTCACTACATCTCCAGGATTGGTAACAGGGTTGCAGGGCGGAAGTACTTATACAGTCAAGGCCGCGTCCTCTAATAATGAGGGCACTACCGGGCTATCTGATCCGACTTCATCAGTAACGGTATATACCGCTCCAGAAAAAGCCTCAATCGGAAGTTTTACGGCGCTCAATAATACAGTTACAGTTACATTTGCTGCAGCAGGCGGTACCGGTGGGTCTCCAGTAACCTCTACAACCGTAATTCTGACAGATTTTAATACAGAAATGATTGTTGGAGAATCTACAGCCGAATCTCCAGTAACATTTAGCGGAAACATAGAGTACGGAACTAAATATAAGGTAGAAGTTATTCGTACCAATGCGTACGGAAATTCAGAACCAGCGTCGGCTACAGTAACTACTCAGGGAAATCCACCTAACCTACACGAGATATCCGCTACACCACTAAGCGGTAGCAGCATTTCGGTACATATGACTGCACCCGTATACCCATACGAAGTAACATATGACCTATATTATGGCCAAACTGGACTACCACTCAGCTATGCGGCTACATATACTGCAGCAGCAGATGTAGCTTTTGACGAGACTTTTGTTTTCAATGGATTGATCGCTAGTGTTGAGTACTCGTTTACTCTAGCCAACGGGCAAGTAGATGCTACTACCACTGCAACTACCTTACCCTTGTCTGCACCAGGTCAGATAAACCTAGTTGGAGATACAACGGTTGGCTCGACTATAACTTCGTTTGCTCAAAACTGGACTAATAATCCAACTGCCTACGAGACAAAAATTACATCTACATATGGCTATGATCCTACTGAGTCCAGTCCAATAGTAGCCACTGGAGAGTCTCAGGCATCATACAAAATTACCAAACTTGACACTGATCCACCGCCAAACAGGTATCGATCATTCGTACGTGCTACCAATGCTAATGGTGTCTCTGGTTGGTACCCATCTAGCGCAATTCTAATTGCACAACCACTGGTAGGGGCTATCAGTATCAGCGAAGTTGCAGGGACTGCAACTACTACTAGTTTAAAAGTAAGACTCCAAGTAGCTATCTCTAGCTACGAACGATATTTCAGCGTATCTGCAAACAATGTTTTTAAGACAGACTATACAGTCTTGGAGGGGGCAACTTTAGATACGCAATACACTGTAACTGGACTTACTCCAGGCGTCACATATACAGTCACACTGAGCGACCCATCGGGCAGTGCTTCAGTTAGCTTGACTACGTTAGGACCGCCTACTGGAGGTCAGTCTGGTATTTCTGGAACTGGTATGGCAGGAACTACACTAACGGCTACCACCAGCAACTGGGGAAACGCGCCTCTTTCTTACGAGACAAAGATTGTAGCTAGTACTGTCAATCCACCAGTAGAAGGCAACATTACCAAAGCAAGTAGCCTGTATAACTCCGTGCAGTACACAATTACTACAGAAGATGCTGCAGACCCTCCATACTACTTCCGCGCATTTGGAAGATCTACAAATGCAAACGGAACTTCAGCATGGGTAGGATCTGACACTATTATTAAGTCATACCCTATACCAGTACCATCTGGTGGTACCGTATCACTTACTGGCGGTAGTACTGTCGGATCTACCCTATACGCTAGTACAAGCGGCTGGGGCAATGTAAATAGCTATGAAATCAAGATTGTAGCATCTACTAGTACCCCAACGGAATCTAGTGTTGCTAGAGCTACAGGAACTTCATCCACTAGCACCACGATCATAAATACTGATGCACTACCTCCGCTAGTACAGTTTCGAGCATATGCTAGAGCTACTAATAATGGTGGAACCTCTGCATGGGTATCATCTGGAGTTATCACCACTACCGCTGGCACTGCACCAACTGGAGGTTCTGTATCTCTAAGTGGTACTGGAGTTGCTGGTACATCTCTAACTGCAACAGCTAGTGGATGGTCAGGCGCTGATAGCGTAGAAACTATAATAAACGCTAGTACTTCTACACCAGTCCTTTCGAGCAACCTGACGAAGGCATCGGGGAATACCTCTACATCATATACAGTCACAACATATGATGCATCTTCTCCAGCATTCTATTTCTCGGCATTCTCTAGAGCAACTAACTTCTACGGAACTACCGGCTGGGTTCAATCAGGAACTATCCTATCGTCACCAGCAGCAACTACAGCAACTACGGCAACTACGGCAACTACGGCAACTACGGCAACTACGGCAACTAGTTCATGTAATAATATCACCCTAAGCAACTGTGCCGCATGTGGTGGTGTTGTGATGGGGACTGGATCAAATAGGATTTGTGCAATATAGTTGTAGTATATGAATGTACATGAACAAAATAGAGGATAAATAATGGCAACAAGAAAATTTGCAGCAGTGGCTGGTGAAGATGTATTTACCATACTAATATTTGATGATGACCCTGAAGTAAACCCTAGCGGTCCGCGACATGCAGCGGGATTTTCCTCGAAGCCTATTATTGTCGAGATAGAAGAAAACTCTCCTGTCACCCTAGGCTGGACATATGATGGCAGCACATTTACCCCACCATCGGACTACTAATGGCTACCCCCTGGGAAGAGTATAAGAAGAAGTTAGGCACCTCTCGCCCATGGGACATGTTGAACCCAGCTGCCGATCGCGTAGATGATAAAAAAGCTAAAACCAGGCTAGATATCTGCTTAGGGTGCGATAAGCTCATAAAAGTAACAAAACAATGCAGTGAATGCTTATGCTTTATGCAGCAGAAAACCAAACTTGCTAGCGCAGAGTGTCCGCTTCATAAGTGGTAGTGGGCCCATATCTTGGATAGTATTTTTATACAAATACCCTCATATAGAGATTTAGAGCTACCTAAGACAATAGTAGATGCAGTAGCAAAAGCCTCTGGTAAGTATAGGCTTGTTTTTGGCATACACAGCTGCATCGCATACTCTGGCGAAATACTAATTCCTTTTATAGAATCTGACCTAGCTACAATTAAATATGTAGAAAGTATAGCGCCCAACAATATAGGATTGCAGTTATCTAGACATATTGCTAACGAGCTATACACCGATGAAGATTACTACTTACAGATCGATGCTCACATGAGATTTATGCCTAACTGGGATGAGATTGCAGTAGCAGATCTTAAGTACTATCAAGATTTGGGCATAAAAAAGCCTTTAATATCTGGCTATCCGCCTAGTTATCACTACCGTGAAGATACAGAAGTTCTAGAAGATAAAACAGTATTTCACACAACTAGAATGTCATTTTTAAAAAACCCTATTGCGTTTGAGAAGTCCTATATACCGTCTCAAGATGCCGTAGTGGCCCCGAAAGGTTGCATATATGGTACGTCAGTTGCTGGAGGATTAATTTTTACCGTAGGGGATTTTGCAAAAATAAAACCAAATAAGAAGATAGCATTCTGGGGGGAAGAGATTTTAATTGCAGCTAGAGCATTTACTCATGGCTTCACTCCAGTATTGCCTGTTCATCACCTACTGTGGCACCTATACTTCGATACTCAGCCAGATGGGTTTACACGCAGGGAGTCTGTTTGGGCAGATTATCCGGATCTTTGGCCAGAGCTAGATATGTTATCTAAGCTAGAGCTTATTGACATATTTAACAATGCTCGAATTGGAGACGATGCCTTAGGCACGGAGCGCACTCTAGAAGACTATGGCAACTTTGCTGGGCTAGATTTTAAAAATAGACGCGTTACTCAGCGCTGGGGGCTGTAGCTTTTTCATGTTGCTCTTCGCACACTCTAGCGAGGGACCTAACAACAAAATTCTCTTTGCAAATTGCACATTGATACGAATTATTTACGCTGTTATTAAGTTTCACTAGATTCCTTACGGGCAACAATGGACCCTTCAATTATCGCATAAAAGAAAAGACCAGACTCTCGCCTGGCCTTCTCTAATCTACTAGAAGCTCTTTGCAGCTCGAAGCGTAGTGCCCCAATCTACCTCACCGCTAGGCACAGCGCGAGGGTTCAGAGTACGGTCCTTAATCTCAGCACGTACGCCTTGACCTACAACATTTAGGCCACGGTCAGATAGCTTACGCTGGAATGCAATCTGAGTCATAGGACGCTCTCCACGCTCATCTGACCACATGCGATAGACACTATAGAGGCTCTTGATAGTGACTGAAGTACCATCAGACTCCTTAGTCTCCTCATCTAGGAAGAGTCCAATACGGTCTTCATTCTTGCGGTAGATGTCAGCTGCATCGCGAACTGCAGCACACCAACCTAGAGGGTCACGTGCACTAGAGCCTAGATACTTGATAGCACCTTCAACAGCCCATGAAAGAACAGCAGGAAGTCCACCCTCTGGATCAGATAGGTATGCCTTGAGGTCAGGGTCTGAGGTCTCAGGGATGTTCAACCATGGGATTGGACGGAGACGACGCCACATAGCATCATCATTAATAATCGGGCGGTGGTTAGTAGTAACCCACATCTTCCCCTGAGCCTTAAAAGTGAATGGCTTCTCACCTGGAGAACGACCCTGAATAGTAGAGGAACCAGTCATCTGCTTAATCTGGTTTTCGTTTAGACGTTCAGACTCTGGCAACTCATCGATCCAGATCATACGCTTACCACGCAGCTCAGCCATGTAGTACTGAGCAGACGAGTCATTACCGCCCTTACCAGCTGCCATGATTTCTGAAGGCAACTTACCGGCATACTGCTCGGTACCAAGTGCGTTAACAATAGTCTCAACAAATGTATTTTTACCAGAACCTGGAGGACCGTAAACCAAGAACAGAACATCCTGGTTGCTGAGGCCAGTCAAGGTATAACCAGCTGCTCGCTGGATCCACTCCTGAAGCTCCTTGTCGCCACCAGTTGCATAGTCAATGAACTGCTCCCAGCGCACGTTACGTAGGCCAGGAGTGTACGACACAGGAGCACGCTTTGTAATGTAGAGGTCTGGACGGCCTTCAAGCTTGTCACCAGTACGCAAGTCAACTACACCATTGAGCACACCAAGCAAGTGCGCATCGCCATCCCAACGCTCAACACCAGTGACGATACGCGGGTCTGAGTTAGCATTCTTAATGGTTCCAGTAATAACTGCATTTGACTTGGCCTTCTTAGCCCAGCTGACTAGCTCCTGACGCTTAGTGTCATCGCTAGCTGGGTAGTTAGCAACTTCACCAGCAATAACTGGAGATAGCTTCTTAGCAAGTTCTTGAATCCTTAGGTCCTCTGAGTCTGGACACCAGTACCCGCCATTCCAGTGGAACCAACCTAGACCAGCAGTGTAGCGAATTGCAGAGCCAAAGGTATCAACTAGACGACGACCATTACCAACATCAGTTAGGGTGCGGTATCCCGGACGGCCTCCATCGGCATCTTCTAGAGCATCAACGTCATTAGGCAGTAGCAAGTTTCCATTGCTAGTAGCATCCGATACAGACATGCCCTGCTCAACTAGTTCAGCAATAGCTGAACCTACGGCTCCGCCACTAGCAACAGGCATAAGCTCTCGATCGAATACAGAACCCTCTGGAGCGCTCTCCTGCGGCTGCTCTGAGGCATTCTGTGCCCAGGTTGCACCCTGATTTGCTACCCAGTCGGTGAGTCCCGGCCACGAGCGGTCAATCTTAGGGTTATTAGCAACAAAGTCAATCGCACGGTGAGTGTGCATGAGTAGCGAGTTGACTCCCTCTAGTTCCATAGGAGGGTGAACCATCTCGTGGTTGAAGCGAATCATCATAGATTCAATAGCTAGACGGCCCTTGTCGTCCGTACCAAACTTGTTAGCTAGGGCACAGGCTAGACGGTAGATCTCAACAGCACGGTGACCTTCTTGAATACCTTCAGAAAGAATCTTGTCAACGTCAACCTTTTCGCCACCGAACTCAAGGTCGGACATCCAGTCCCAGCTGCCTTCACGGTAGTTACTACCGCTTCCAGTACGCAAAGCCTTAGCACGTAGGACCGCGAGAAGCTCTTCAGGAGCTTCTGCAATTTCCATGTTCCATGGCTCGTGCCCTTCCTTCCAGTCATAGGTAGTCCCAGAGAAGTGGCGCGAAGGGGTGATTAGGATGTATCCGTTGTGCTTGATATCGATGCCCTTGAGACCAGACTTGTCTAGGTTCCCTAGGAACTTCTCATTCGGGTTGCACTTATAGATAAGGTGACGACCACGAACAATCTTGCCGCGAATGTTGTATTCGCCGGTGATGGCTTCTACTGTTGGAGGTAGGTTACCTTCGGCACGCTCTTCAAGAATCTGAAAAGAGTCGTCACCACCCGAGCGTGGGTCGACATCGATGGCAAAGAATCCAGATGGCTTACAGAAAACACCAATGTTGTAGTCAGGGTTTTGTTCATACCACTTAGCTACTATGGCAGGGTCACTAGATGCCTCAGTGTTCCAGTTGTGTAGCGCTGGGTGCTTGCCTACATCCTTGGAGTCGCCATGCGGCTTACCGCATGTACAACGACCACCCTCATCAATACCGTGAACTGGGAGCAATACCCAACCCTTTTTGGCGTACCAAGCAGCACCCTGTGCTAGCCGACCATTGCCTGCGCTCTCCCAGCTGCTCATTAGTGGTCCGCCTTGTCGTCGTTAAAGAAATTCATATGCTCTCCAGTAGATAAAAATCAGCATACACCCGAATGCGGGCATCTGCAAGTTGAAACATTTTTTCGAGGCAGAACTGCCTACTTACTGGCGGCTCGATCTAACAGCCCGTCAAATAAGGACGACCCTTATAGGGTAAAATTGTAAGAAGCAAACTTAATTGCTGTCCCTAGAGAATCTATTATAGGTCATGACTAACGAGATTATTTTTACTATTGCAGCCGTTATTACCGCTGTCGGAGTCATCATTGGTGGCCTCATCGCGATTTACCGATTCGTTAAAAAGATTAGCGACTCCATCGGCGTGGATAAAAATGGACGTACCCTTGCAGAGCGTCTAGATCGTGTAGAGCACCAACTCTGGGAAAACGGTGGCAGCTCTCTAGCTGACCGAGTCAATATTATCGAAGCTCATAGCATAAAAACTGCTGCTGAAGTTGGCGTAATTAGAGACTTCATTACTTCGGGGAATAGATTTGGCGATGCAACTCTTACACCAATTCGCAAAACTCGTGCAAAAAAAGTTAGCTAAACGCGAAAACATGTAGTAACATTTTCCTAGTGACTAAATTACACACTAGGAGAGACAATGTCTTTTGGGGACAAGCTCAAAGCAGCGGTTGACGAATCAGCTGTTAAATTATGTAAAATCGGTGTACTTCTTTCTGGCTCAGAACTCTCAGCTACCGACAAAAAGAATCTGACTGCTGTTCTAGCAGCCGCACCGGATGACCCTACGCGCGTACCTAATACAGTGCTGGGCAAGATCCTCCGTGAAGAAGGTCACGACATTAGCAATAGTGCCGTAGATCGACACCGCCGCCTTGACTGCGCATGCCACCAGGCGGTCAAGAACTAATGGGCCTATCAGATCGCTTAGAGGCTCTGGCCTCCCCGGGTAAGTCAGGGTCAGACTTTAAAGCTCTTAACACTCCAGAGAACTGGCGTCCAAGAATGGACATCGATAGTGTCTCTGGAGGCTTTCTTATTTCTGAGCCAAAGCCAGAAGGACAGTCCTCAGATGCCCGTCAGGTCTTAGAGGACTTCGGGCTAGACCCCCTCTCATGGGAGGTTACATCTGTTCGACTAGGTAAGTGGCAGAAGTATGATGGCGAGTACCTAGAGTCTCAGCGTGTAAATGTCATCCCATCAAAGCTTTCTGCCGAAGACCACTTAGATGCCGAGAAGCTCATCGATGAAGTAAAGAAGTGGCGTCCCCAGACTGGAATCAAGACCGCTACTGGTGAAGGCTCTTACGCGCTATTCCCTGCTGATCAGCAGATTGGTAAGAAGGCAGCTTCTGGCGGAACCCAGCAGACTATTGACCGGCTACTACATCTTACCGAGTCATCTGTACAGCGCTTTAAGGCCTACCAGAAGATGGGCCTGAACCTAGGAACTATCACACTAGGCCTCCCTGGTGACCATGTAGAGGGTAATACTTCTCAGGGTGGCCGACTACAGGGTCTTGCAGCTTCAGATCTAGGTATCACCGAACAGGTGCGTGTTGCACGTCGCTTGCTTATGGCACAGATTAAGGCGCACGCACCTCTTGCTCAGAACATGATTGTCCCAGTCATCAACGGAAACCATGATGAAGCTGGTCGCTATGTTGCAACTGACCCAGCCGATGGCTGGAATACTGAGATTGCTTCAGCCGTTCAAGACGCCTGTGCAGAAAACCCAGCTCTACAACACGTAGAGTTCCGCTTTCCATCTTCAGGCCACCAAACCCTTGTAACAGAGATTTGCGGTGTACACCTGGGAATGTTCCACGGTCACCAGGCTAACCAGAATAATATCGAGAAGTATCTTGCAAACCAGACACTAGGTCAGACCGCTCTAGGCGGCGCAGATATTTGGATTTCGGGACACTTCCACAACTTCCGCTCTATGGACATTGGTGACCGCCTATGGTGCCAGTGCCCAACTACTGACCCAGGCTCTGACTGGTACCGTGACCGTGCAGGCGCTCAATCGCGTGCGGGACTACTCACTATGGTGTTTGGCGGGAGCTACGATGCTCGCGAGCACCTAAGTGTTCTATCTGTAAAGGCTTAATATGAAGGTAGCGGTTTACTCGATCGCCCTAAATGAGAAGAACTTCTTAAAGCGTTGGTATGCCTCCGCTAAAGAAGCAGACTACATTTTGATTGCTGATACTGGCTCTACAGATGGTCTAGTTAAGGCAGCTAAAAAACTAGGCATCAACACCTTTGAGATTAAAGTATCTCCTTGGCGATTCGACGATGCCAAGAACTCTGCACTATCACTACTCCCTGCAGATATTGACGTTGCAGTGTCTATGGATATGGATGAGGTCCTACTCCCTGGCTGGCGCGAGGAGTTGGAGAAGACATGGGAGCCAGATGCGACTATTCTCAATCACAAGTACCGCCATAACGGCGGCGCATGGCAGTGGCATTCTAAGATTCACGCTCGTAAAGGTTGCCGCTGGACTGGAGCGGTTCATGAAACGCTTACCTGGGCAGGAGATGAGAAGACCTTATGGTCATCGAATATCTATCTGGATGAGTGGCAGGACACTTCAAAAAGCCGTAAAAGCTACCTTGATCTTCTACACAAGAAGATTAAAGAGGGAGATACGGATTGGCGCACTAGGTATTTCCTAGCTAATGATTATCAGAATATTGGCAACTTAGATTCTGCAATCTTTTGGCGTTCCGAAAGTTACGCTGCTTGCACCGAGGGGCCTATTGTAAAGTCTTACATAGCTAAGAACATCGCAGCAAATTATCAAGAACAAGCAAATGTCGAATCTGCTTTAGAGTGGCTAGATGTAAGCCTAGAGCAGAGTAAAGAGCGAGAGACTTTGTTCGCTATAGCAAAACTACATTCAGCACTAGGGAACCATCAATCAGCATATAACGCAGCGGTAGATTGTCTAGCTATCACAGAAAAGCGAGATGGCTTCACATATGACTCAGCGGCATGGGGTGCCATCCCGTATGACCTACGAGCACTATCCGCTTACTATATTGGTAAGCCAGACGAGGCTTTAGAGTATGGCAAAAAAGCTTTAGAATTAGATCCAGAAAATCAAAGGTTGGTAGCCAACCTTAAGTGGTACGAGGAAGCAAATGACAAATAAAGTAAAGACTTGCGTATACGCTATCTCCCTAAACGAGATCAAGCACGTAGACCTATTTATGGATGCAAACGAAGGTGCTGACCTAGTACTTGTTTGTGACACCGGATCAACTGACGGAACTGTAGAACGTCTACGGGAACGCGGAGCAGTAGTCTATGAGATTAGTCAGAAGCCCTGGCGTTTTGACGTTCCTCGCAATACGGCCCTAAGCCTAATCCCCGCTGATATTGACATCTGTCTAAGCATCGACCTAGATGAGTATCTACAGCCTGGCTGGGTAGAAGCTATCCAAGCAGCCTGGGATGCTCACGACGGCAACATTCAACGAATCGCCTACGACTACATTTGGAACTGGAAGGAAGACGGAGTAACTCCTGGAATCCAGTTCTATGCAGACAAGGTACATTCACGTTTTGGTTATCGCTGGCGTCAGCCTTGCCATGAGACGCTCTACTGGGAAGCCGAAGGGCCGGAGAATAGGATTACTATTCCAAAGGTAGTCTTGCACCACCGAGCTGACCCTACAAAGAGTCGTTCACAGTATCTACCGCTATTGAAGCTAGCTGTTAAGGAGACCCCTCAGGATGACCGCAGTGCGTTCTACTATGCCAGAGAGCTATTCTTCTACGGCCACTATGATGAAGCAGCAGTAGAGTTTAAGCGTCACTTGTCTATCCCTACCGCCACCTGGGCACCAGAGCGTGCTGCATCCATGAGATATCTGGCAAAGGTAGAGCCAGCTAATAAGCTGGAGTGGCTAGACAAGGCGATAGCTCAAGCGCCAGGCCGTCGGGAACCTTTGGTTGAGTACGCTCAGTTTATGTATGATCAGAAGAACTGGGAAAAGTGCTATGAAGTTTCTACCGAGGCACTGAGGATTGCAGAAAAGCCTCTAGATTACCTATGCGAGGACTTTGCATGGGGAGAGTTGCCTTATGATCTAGCAGCTATTGCTGCTTATAACTTAGGCAAGTATCAAGAAGCTGCAGAGTATGGTGCCAAGGCCGTGGAGTTGAATCAAGAAGATATTCGTCTAAAGACTAATCTTGACTTTTACCTTGCTGCTTGTTCTTCCTAGCAGCTTGCGAGTGATAAGCCTCAACAGCGTTTGCACTAGTGCGGCTCTGCCAGCTGAACTTACAGTCTAGGCACTCAACCATTTTCATAGTAGACCAGCGTCCACCGTTAGGTCGGTCAATGGTATTAGTAGTTAGTGAAGATGTTTTTGCCTTACAGTACGGGCATAAAGGGAAACGCTTGTGGCGCATCTCCTGGCCTTCCCAGTTTACTGACAAGGTTCTACGTATTTTCTTGTAATCTAGGCCACCCCAGATCCCCCAGACCTGCTTAGTCTCTAGAGCCCACTTGGCACAATCAGCTCGAACAGGGCATTCAAAGCATAGTTTTTTAGCCTCGAACTGCTGGGATGGCTTGTTGGCAAAGAAGCTTTCTATATGCTTAGCATTTACTGGCTTAGCGCACTCTGCATCTTCGTGCCAGTCTGGAGATTCAATCAAAAGTCGTAAACCTTAACCCATGTAGTTGGAACTATATTTTCTAGAACTAGATCTTCAGGATTATCACCGTCAGCATCACAAGAGACAACACTTGTAGAGTCTTCTTCAGATGTTCCGGCATAGCCATGAGTAATCTCGCCACGATCAATCATCATGAATCCTTGACTTAGAGAAAGTGCAATGCCTTCACGTTGCAATGCAGAAGCCAATGCCCTACGCACAACTTCGTGCTCGACATCAACATGACCTTCTGTATGTAGCATCAAACCGTCAGACATTGCCTGATTGTCAGTGTCCCAAATAAACCAAAGGGACTCGCCAATACGAGAATCTTTCATAGAAAGATTGTATCTTGACGAATCCCTAGGTTAAGTTACGTTTACCGTGAATTACAATTTATACTGCAGGAGTGAATACAAACCCATTTTTTAGATTACCAATAACTGTAATCACAAATCTAGCGGAAGGTGCAACGCCGTCCTTAGCCTCGGCTAGCTCCACGCGTAGCTCACTATTTACTCGATCAGCAACCTGAGTTGTTGGGATATCTAAAAACTCAGCTACTAGCTCGTCAGCTTTTACCAAAGCTTCAGCTACGGTATCTGCATTGAACTTAATATTAAAAGCAATACGTAGCATTACTTGACTCGCTTCTCTAGCTTGTACGGTGAATAGTGGACTCCGTTTAGGGGAGGTGTCTTATTATCAGTAGAGTTCATAATTACATCTCCATAGCGGATAGCTACAATACGACCACGTCGACCATTATGTAGGGTTCCAGAGGCATCTTGGAAGGCATCTGATAGGACTCGAATTTCATCGCCAACCTTAATGTTTCCAGGCTGAACTAGGATCCAGGTTTCATCAGTAGCTACTTGCTCTTCTTTCAAGGAGTGTCCTAGTGCAAGCTTACTGAACATCTCTACAGCTTCTTTGGCAAGGTTAGGGGTTAGCTTAGACTGCTGCTCCCAGACTTCGAGTAGCTGGAGTACTGCATTCCCAGGACCGACTTTAGCCTTTGCCTCGGCTAGCTGAGCTCGCACCCATTCAAAATTTACTTCAGGCATGATTTCCTATCTTTATAGATTAAATAATACTTCAAATTGAGCAGAGATGTCCTGCTTTGTTGGAATGGCATCGTAATACGTGTCAGTCTGCTTAGCTGCAACATTAAACCGCTCACTCTCAGTCATATCCTCGATCTGATATGCCAGGTGGGACCAGTGGTGGGATAACTTGCTAGACTCCTTCCAATCAGTAACAATCGGTGAGGTTGCATTCATAGCCTGAATATAGCGATAAGACCACCAAGTTCCGACTCCTCGATCCTGCGGAGAGATTAGAGCACCAATGGAGTCACGTAGGTTATCATAGACCTCATCATCAGAGGCTCGCATGCTAGCTTTCATCTTCCTAGCAGGCAGTCCAGTAATCTTAGAGATGCCTTTAGACCACTTAGTCACGTTGGTGTCGATAGCCCAGCCATCTCGACTACCGTGGAATACTACGAACTCCTCGTTTAGGAGATAGGCATCTAGGTTCACACCAATAAGCGTTCCGCGAGCATTTGGTAGCTGGTATTCAACGGACTCTTCTGACTTCCAAGGAAGCTTCGGGTAGACGGTCTTAGGCCACTGCTCGGAAAGTAGCTTCTCAGAAATCGCCTTGAGCCTAGCCTGAACATTCTCAGACTGCGCCAGCTTGTTCTCGAAACGCTTAGAGAAGAACCCACTAGTAATGTACTTAGGGTCTCTAGCAATCGCTGCAAATCCTGTCTCGAACTGCCAAAGCTGAGGATTGTCGATAATCATGTGCAACTTAGGCGAGCTGTACAGGATATCTATAACGGATAGTGCTCCGTAAATCTTATTTGCGCTTAGCGCGGTAGGGGGTACAACCCCTACAAACACTAGATCAAATTGATCTAGGTAGTCTTCAGTCCAAGTCAAGCTCGGAGACTGCCATATAACCTCTGCGTCCGGAACAATGGTACCGAAAAGGCTAGAGAAGACAGTAAAAAATGTTTTGTTTGTGGACTCCGTTGGCTGCTTGCAGTGAGCGGAGGTCATTCCCGTAAATAGAACTTTCATATTATCCCTAGGTAGTGAGAAAGGGGACACCAGTTCGGTGCCCCCTTCCTTGATCTCTATTAGAACGGAGAGTCTTCTGAACCAACTGGAGCAACTGGTGCAGCTGGGGCCGGAGCCGGTGCTGCAACAGCCACTGAAGGACCATCAAACGGGGTTGCAGGGGCTGGAGCTGGTGCAGGAGCTGCAGCTGGTGCTGGAGCTGGTGCAGGAGCTGCAACGGCCGCTACAGAGGCTACAGCGGCGTCTACAACGATACGGTGGTAGTTCTTGATCTCGTTGCTTACGTTGCCGTTGTAGGTGCGCTTACCAATGGTGCCACGGAAGCCGCGGTGTAGAAGAGCTGCCTCAATCTGAGCGTTGGTTGGGTTTGACTCGAAGAAGTCCTTACCCAAACCTAGTGCACCCATCTTCACGAAGAACATGGTGAGAGCCTTAGGGTTCTCAGGAGAGATGACAAGCTGGTCCCAAATGCGACGCTTGGCGTGAGGACCACCCTGAACTTCAGTGGTGATCTTGAACATGGTCTTACCAGACTGAGACACAGTGGCCTTAGACTCGGTAACCTTTAGCTCGTAGTCGCCATCTGGTAGCGGTTCGTAGCTTGTAGTTTCGCCAGCCTCTTTAACGAGGTCTGACCAGTTGAGTGAACTCATGATTTCCTAACTTAGTTGTTCTTCTTTGTGGTTTTTGTCTTTTCGCCGAAAATGATGTCTAGCATACGCTCAACCCCGAGGTCCTGCTGCTCGACAATCTTTCCCAAGCGTCCCTGGACGCGTTCTCCAGCTTCGTATTCAGGTGTACGCTCAACATACATGCGTCGTACCTTATACGGAGGCTGCAATGGGTCAGGATTTGGTACCTGTTCCACCGTGATCGCTCCAAGAATATCGTAGAAGTATGGAGCCTGAATTGCAAGCTGGCCCTGTAGGTAAGGACGGTATACGCCATCCTGGCCCTTACGTGCCATTGCAGTCAGTACTACAGCTTCTAGTGGCTGTGTAGGGTGCATTGTTAGGTCGCGTAGGTCACGAAGTAGCGCACCCATGTGGCGCAAAAGCTCGCCCCACTGCTGCATCTTCATCTGCTCGCTACCTGCAATGTTGTCCATGCACTTGACCTGCAACTCAGAGATTGAGTCGATGATCAAAGACTTGAACTGGTGCTTACCGCTCTGAAGCCATGCGAAGGTCTTCATAACGATGTCGTAGTCACGAACCTGGACTACAACGGTATCCCATGTTCCGTCAGCCACTGGTGGCTCTTCACGGATGGGGTCCCAGTACTTGACGTTGATAGGGAGGAAACGGTGTCCACCCTCAACATCAAGCATTAGGCGTGGGTAAGGTGCTGTCACTGCAAAGGTTGACTTTCCAACCTTAGATTCGCCATAAACCATTAATGTTAAGCTGCGATCGACTTCTGACATTCCTACTCACTTCCTTTCTTATTGATTGTTGTTTTTATTTGATATCCCAAAGCATACTACTTTGGAAACTTTTTCGCTACTCTGAGCCCTTAGCTTCTGAACCCTTGTAGTAGTCGTAAGGATTTGACTCAGTGAACGAGTCGCTAATGGCTGCCTCGGCGGCGGAACCATCGTCGATAAGTGGGCAGATAGCGAAGAACTGACACTTCCACTTACATTCACGGCTCGGCTTTGGGTAAGCAAGCTTTAGGTGGCTTACGCCATCGTCAAGGCCATCACGTACGCGCATCATGTCTTCTAGCGTGCCTTCAAGGCGCTGATAGAAAGATCGAAGTGCGAACGCATTGTGACGAACAGTAGTCTGGTCATAGAACGGCGGCTTAGCATAAGCGCCACGCTTAACCTTACGAAGCATCGTAAAGATAGCGCCGTCTGACCGTTCGCCTTCCTTATTCTGGGCTTCCTCGAGAAGCATATAAGTAAGGACCTGCTCGTTCATGTGAGCGATGGAGTTGAACTCAGCGAATGAGCCTCCAACAGTCTTGAAGTCACGAAGCATACGAGCGCCGTCAATCTTACGACGAACACGCATATCAATCTTGCCCTGAAGAGTCACACGACCGTCAAGCATAGGACGCTCGATAACTTCTTCTGTAGAGATCATCTCTAGATCTGCATCGATACCCTCAAGCTCGACCCACTCTAGGTAGCCCTCAAGCATGATGCGACCGAGTTCCGCCTCTGACTCTAAGTCAGTGGTGTCGCGGTACTCATCGGTGAGAAGCTTCATGTCGATCTTAATTAGCTCGGCGTGAATCTCTAGGAGGTCACGCTCCATGCCAGAGGTGTAGTACTGGTCGAGTGCCTCGTGGATACGAGACCCCAGTGCTAGAGGACCGGTAAAGGTCTGCATCTTTGGCTTTAGACGGCGGTAGTAAGTCAACCACCAGCGGCGGCGGCAGTCTTTAAAGGTTTGGATCTCCGAGTTGGAGATGCGTACTGGCTCAGTTGTCATTATTTCTTTCCAACGCTTTCTTTAAGCATCTTGAGTAGCTGGTCCTTGTCGCGGACAATCTGCTCGAAGTTTCCAGCTTTTGTGTCTAGTGCTTGAATAACACGTTCTTCCATAGTTCCCTCGGTCACATAGTCGGTAATGATTACTGAATCGTGAATCTCGGAGCCAATGCGGTGTACGCGGTCCAGGGCCTGCTTGTAATCTACAAGAGACCATGGCCTTTGAAGCATAACAAGGCGACGCGCAGTTGTCAAGGTGACACCCACACCACCAGCCTGAGCAGTGAAAAGGATCCACTTAGTGCGCCCAGCCTGGAAATCATCAATGTGTCGCTGACGCTCGTCTGCATCTAGAGCACCAGTGATTAGACCGTGCTTGATACCTTCCTTAGTCAGACGTGCGCTGAGGATGTCAATCAGCTGGCGAGATACAGCACAGACTGCAACTGAGTCATCGCCGAAGTCACCATTCTTCATATCATCCATAAGAGCATCGACCTTACAGGACGGGTCGGACAGAATAACCTTTTCATCGCCAGAGGATGGATCAACTGTAATTTCAGCGTAAGAGCTAGCGAACTGGAGTAGTCGCAAGGCCTGAGTCAGAGGGTTAGCGGCAACGACAACATCGCCGGTCGCATCTCCCTCCTCCTTCTCTAGCATCACAATCATGTGCTCTGCCATCTGCTTGTAGGCCTTAGCCTGCTTAGCACCCATCTCGACATCACGGCGTTCATTGATTACCTCAGGCAACCAAGGAAGCACGCGAGCCTTCAGCATGCGGCGCATACGAGGGTTGATTGCAGCGTAGAACTCCTGCTCCATGTGAGGCTTTACGCCAAGAACCATCATCCCACCGAAAGCATTGAGCATGGTGTCAATCATTCGGTCAATCCACTTAGTCTTTGACGGCCACTCTTCTGGAGCAATCCAGTGAAGAATCGGCCATAGGTCAACTACGTCATTAGCAATAGGCGTACCGGTAAGAGCAAAACGAATGTCCGCATCTCCAGTAGCAGCCCAAAGAGCACGGGTCTGCTTAGACTTAGGGTCCTTTGAGCGGTGGATCTCGTCAGCAATTACTGCCTTGAAGTCGATCTCGTTTAGCTCACGTTGGTGGACTTCACAGCGGCCAGGAGTGACTCGAGAGTCGTGGCCCTTGCAGTCCAGGCAGCGAGCCAGGGCAATCGAGCCATAAGATGACAGCTTTGAGTGACTACGTAGCGACTCCCAGTTAATGACGACTACATCACTGTTCTGGTCAAACAAGGCTTTGCGCTTATTAGATGGACCGCCAATAACAGTGACGTTGACCCCAGGCCACCACTTGTCGAACTCACGTTCCCAGTTCTTCTTAAGAGTGTTTGGACAGACAACAAGAGCCGGAAATACTGCTTCTCCTCGGTCATGTAACTTCTTAAGCGATCGGATAGCCTGAGCGGTCTTACCTAGTCCAGGCTCGTCAGCAAGAAGTGCACGGCGAGCAGTGGCTAGGAACTCTACTCCAGCACGCTGATGAGGGAAAAGGTCTGCATCTCCGTCTTCCATGACGTCTACATCACGGAGGTGGTTAGCCGGGTCTACGCGCTCTGTACGCTCTTTGGTGGCCCAAGCAGATAGGTTCGGACCTAGGACTAGTTCAGCCTTAAAAGTAGAGCGTAGCGCCAAGCAGCCGCCCCAGGAGGTAGGAATACGCCACACCTGCTCTTTAGCTGACCAAGAAGCACCAGGTAGTCCCTTACAGAGTTCTTTTAGACGCCATTCTGCATTGATAACAATGTGCTCACCCGATTCATCGAGTTCTACAAGTACTGGCATTTTTAATCTTTCGTTGTCGTTGTATAAATATATTAGCAGAAAAAAACTAGTTTGGTATTTATTTTTGCTAATACTTTTTATTGCTCAAGTAATCCTATAGGCTTCCAACCACTTTTTACAAGTCGAAGTAGTCCGTGTCGGATTGCATCCATCGCGTGACCTTCGCCACCCTTGTGCCAATATTCAAGCTTCTTCAGCGCAGGATTGGGAAATAGCGCCTTAGCATCAGCTGGACTCTGAAAGTAAATGTCGTCTGGAGCGCGACCGACATCCATAAGACATTGCTTAAGAATACCGATCTGCTCTAGAGAATACGGAGCCTGGGAGTTGCGAACAGTCTGAGCGTTGATAGTGAATCGCTCGCAGACTACTTCGATTCCGCCTTCTTCTGGCCCATACAGAGCTAGAGCTTCGCGAATCGGCTTCGCATATTCGTCTTGCTGCACTTCATCGGACCAAAGAAGAATAGGGTCGCTGCCCTTCTCGTAGCTGAATAGCGCTAGTCCAGTGGCTTTACCTGGATCAACTGCCAATACCCATTTAGTAGTCATCTTCTGTCCTCGCTTCTTTCTCTAGGCGCTCACGTTCACGACGAGCTTTCTGAGCCGCCTGCAGTTTAGCTAAATGCTCTGGAGATAGTTTTTTACCCCGCTGAGCTTTAGATATTTTTTCTGCAGTTTCTGGAGAGCATGGCCTACCAGTACGACTTTCAATAAGTTTCTCTACGTGTTCTGGCGATAACTTTTTACCTTTTTTGGCATCAGACATCTTTTTCTTGGCCTCATCAGTGCGCTTTTTTCCAGAATTAGACATAGAGATCTTGTTCTTTGTATAGTCGGAATGCTTTCTACCTAAAGCTTTTTCTCGCTTTTTAGCTAAAGTCTCTTCGGAGTCCTTATGTCCCATGGTGCCTTCTCCGCCATCAGTCATATTTAGAAGCTTAGCTCCTGCCTCACGTAAGTTCTTAATTAAATAGATTTCTTCTTCGCAAGCCCGATCCCATGTAAGCTCACCTAAGATTTTTATAGCAATCACATCGTCGTACTTACGCATCCAAGAGTATACTGGTCTAACTGTCCCGGCATGCGCCCTTTCCTTATGGGCTCGTAGTCGAATCTCTACGTCTTCATATTTAGTAATTCCAACATATCGGACATCTTCCGTAGAAGACTCTCTGCATAGTACATATAAGCTGGCCATATATTTAGTATATCAAAGTAGTTTACTGAGGTGTAAGTCTCTACCCCTCATATTTACTACCCCAGGTGGTATAGCCGCCTTCAACATCAGCCGTAAGCGGGACCGCCCACCCCTCAGTAGTAGTCATGCACTGACGAACTAGCTGCTTGATCTCCTCAACATCTTCACGAGGTGCATTGAGAACAATTTCGTCATGCACTGGAACAATCATTAACTCAGTCAAATCAGCCTGGTCCAGCTTTACTAGGTTCGACTTAAAGATTTCAGCTGCCGAGCCCTGGATAAGATAATTCGTAAGTGAATAAATTCGATCATCGTCAGATGGAATACGGTGCCCGGTCCAGGTTTTTACATATGCCTGCCCCTCGTCACGTAGGCGTTGCATGCCTACTTCTTCCACTTGCTTCTGAAAAAACTTCATGCCTGGATAGTTGACATCAAAAGCATCAGATACTGCACGCATCTGATCCTCTGGCACACCAGCAGTCATAGCCTGTTTAGCTACTCCAGCCCCGTAGAGGCGTCCGTAGACTACTCCCTTGATAAGTCCTCGTCGCTTGTCTGACTTGACCATAGTCGGGTCCTGATAGACCTCACGGCCAATCTCAGTAAATGGGTCAGAGCCAGTAGCATCTGCCATATTAAATAGATCAATTAGATTTTGATCATTAGACATAGTTGCAAACATGCGAAACTCAACCTGGTCAAGGTCGGAGGTGATGATTAGGTGGTCCTCGTCACGAGGGATGAACGCACGGCGTACAGTATCATCACCCTTTGGCAGGGTCTGCAAAGCAGGGTTTTGAATAGTCATACGTCCAGTACGAGCACCCATTGTGCGAATAGATGGGTGCACAAAACCATTGATGTTGTCAGTGATGAAGTTCGAGAAGTATGTAGAGGCTAGCTTATCTGCCTTACGCTGCTTCAGTGCCGTGGATGCCAGCTCCTGTACCTCGGGAGTCCCGTTTAGTGCCAAGAACTTTAGCTGGTCAGCAGATGCAGACTTATTACCTGAAGGGGTAAACTCGGTGATCTCCGCGCCAAGAAGCTCTAGCTGTCGAACTAACTGAACGTTACTAGTGATTGACATCCCATTATATCGGCCTTTAGCCCACACTTTAACCTGCTCGGTGTAGTCAACAAGTTCTTGGTACTTCTTCTTAGAGTAATCAAGGTCAAGACGAGCACCATTGAGCTCCATGCGGGTAGCAATACGGCGAGTGTTCATTTCTAGCTCATACGCCACGCTATACGCCTGCCCTGGGCCGCACTTCTCCCAGAACTTCTCAAATAGACGCATCGTGAGAACAGTATCTAGAGCACCATAGGCCCAGTAAGGCTGGTAGTTGATAGGAACGGTCCCCCAAGTCCAGCCATTCTTAGCCATGCCGTCATCTAGAACCTGCTGCATGCGAGCAGCATTAGCATCCACGTACTGAGAAGTTAGGCGCTTTAGAGCACCAGAGCCCAATGGGTCGATGAGGTGAGCCATAATCATGGTGTCATGAGCACGGTGCCAGGGTAGGTCCCACTTAGATTTGACAGCAAACCAACGGGCTTCGAAAGCGATGTTGTGGCAAACAATCTGGCCGTCAAAGCGACGCATGCCTTCATAGAAGACACCGTTCCACTCTTCCCAAGGGATGGACCATCCGGTCATGCCGTCACCGACCTGGATTAGACGAATACAGCCATGCCAAGGTGAGAATGCATCATCACGATGGTTGCCTGGAAACTCGCCGGTCTCAATGTCTACTGCGATTGCATTTAGCGGACGGCGTTCACCAATCCAAGTTAAAAACTGTGAAGCCTTCTCTACGCTATCAACTAGCTCGAGCTTTACTCCATCTAATCCTGTTGTCATTTTTGTCTTTCGTAAGGTGGTTCTACTTTATAGCATTTATGGAATTATTTCAACCCTATAGACGCTAGCAATGTTTCTATCGGAGTCAGAGGC